TGGTTTTATGGGACTGAATTTACACTATCTACCAATGACATTGAGAGCAAAGTTTTTAGACTCTTTACTTAAAATAACAAATAATGAAAAATTTAATGCTACAACAAAATTTGACTTGTCGTATGAGTTATTGCAAGGTTCAGCTAAATTAAAATATTTTAAACCCTGCTTAAAACATTATTTAAAAAACCAAGTCAGAAGTCGTTATGCGTTAGTTCCAGCGCCCGAGTGGGAAATTGCTGCATTTTTACCTACAGCAGATTTCCAGAAGCAATCGCAAGCATATGTTCATAAACAATCTAGAGAAAGCTTTAAAAAATGACCCAATTTACAGCACCGGCTTCATTAGACAATTTTAAAGCTAAAATATCATCAGGATCTAAGGGACTTGCAAGGCCTAATAAGTTTATGATTGAATTACCTCAAAGCGTTCCTGGAAATTATATGTCTGTTTCTGATTTAAATATAATGTGTAAGAATGTTAGTTTACCTGGTAGACAGGTAACAACTTTACAGAAAGCTATGGGATTAAGAATTGAAAAAATGGCAAACGGGTTTGCTGTTGATGATATAACCTTTTCTTTTTATGTGCAAAACGATTATAACGTTAAAAAATATTTTGAAGCTTGGCAAAATTTAGCAGTAAATCAACAGACATATGAATTGGGGTATAAAAGTGGTCCCGGAGGATATGGAAAACAAGTCAAAATACATCAATTAGCTGCACTGACAGGCCAGTTTAATCCGCAAGCGGAACGTAGTGCGATTGCGCGCCGCGGTCGTAAAGGTCCTATACAGTTTGATGGCAAAGCAAAAGATAGAGCGTTAGAGAAGGTAATATATACATGTGTTTTAGAAAAAGCGTTTCCTACAACACTAAATTCTATTGAAATGAATAGCGAACAAGGAGGCTTAGTAGAAGTTTCCATACAATTATCATACACTGATTGGAGAAGTGAATAAATGGCATTACCTAAATTAAATGATAGTCCAAAATATGAAATGACAATTCCATCTTTAGAGACAAAGGTTAAATTTAGACCTTATCTTGTTAAAGAAGAAAAAATATTAATGATAGCTATGGAAAGCGGCAGTCAAAAAGCTACCGTTAATGCTATTATCGATACTATTATGGCATGCGTTGAAGGTGAATTTGATAGAAAGTCTTTAACTTCATATGATATCGAATATATGTTTTTGAACCTAAGATCGAAATCTGTGGGTGAAAGAACTACAATAACAATTCAATGTCAAAAGTGTGAATCGCATAATGATAATGAAATTGATTTATCTAACGTAGGAGTTTCGAAAGCTACTTTAGAAAAGTCTATACAAATTACTGAGGATATTAACCTTCATATGAAATATCCCAATTTTACGGCAGTTATGGAAGTTGCTAATGATGGCAATGAAGAAACTGAGATTGAACGAACATTTAAATTAATTTCAGAATGTATGGATGTTCTAGAAACAGAAGATGGTAGATTTGATCTTAAAGATGAAACGGAAGAAGAAATTCAAGAATTTTTAGAATCTTTATCTTCACAACAGTTTGAAAAAATTAGAGATTGGTTACAAGATATTCCTAAATTAAAGCACGAAATTACTTTTGAATGTAAAGAGTGTCAACATAAAAATGATGTGGTACTACAAGGCTTAGATGATTTTTTTTAATCGCTCTTTCTCATGATAACTTAATAAGTCATTATAAGACAAATTTTACATTAATGCACGATCATAAATATTCATTAACAGAACTTGATAATATGATGCCTTGGGAAAGAGAAATTTATCTTACATTATTGATACAGCATATTCAGGAAGAAAACGATAGAATAAAGACACAAAATCAAGGATAAGATATGTCAATTAGCGATACTGTAAATCTGATAAAGGAACAAAACAAACTCTCAACTGAGTCTGTTGAAGTCCAGAAAAATAATACGGAAGTTCTTAATGAAATTAAGAGCGAAATTAAGTCGCTTAAATTAAGTACAGAATTTGCTGCAAAAAATACTCGTCTAGATAATTTAGAAAAAAATAGAAAAGAAACCCGAGAAAAAAATTCTACTTCTAGAATTACAGGTTCAGGAGTTGTGAAAGCTGTAAAGAATCCTTTAAGCACTACAAAAAATATGGCATCTAGTATTTTAGATACATTTATGCGTGGTGGCGCGTTTACTAAAATAGCGTTAGCATCTATAGCTGGTGTTGGTCTTGGCTCTATAGTGAAAGAGATTAAAAATGCGTTAGGTCTTCAAGGAATAAGTTTACTCGACATTATCAATAAAGCAACAAAAGATATTTTTGGCACAGCTTTATTTGGTAAACAAATGACTGAGTGGTTAAAAAATATTCCTTCGCTTTCAGAAGCTATTACATCTATAAAAAATACAGTCTCTAACTTTGTAACTTCATTCGAAACTGAATTTCCTCTACTAAAAGGTCCTATTAAAATATTAAGTTCAGGAATAAAACTTCTGACAGATACTTATATCAAATTCGAAACATATGTTGAAAGCGTGTTTGGTGAACTAGGAATATTTGAAAAGTCTTTAGCTGCATTTGCTGCAATTAAACTCGCAATGGTCGGAATCAAAGCTGCATTGCTTGGAACCAAAATGATAGGTGGCAAAACTCTTAGAGGTTCTATAAGCACTTTAAGTACTGCTACTAATAACTTAACTAAAGCTGTAAACAGATTAGCTAGAAGGCAAGCTAATAATCGTCTTGGCGGACCAGATGCTGCAAGAAATAATAGCAGAAATGCTAGAGCAAATAGAGGAAAATGGTGGACAAAATTATTAAATAAAGGCACTCTTGCTGCAGTCATCGGTACTATTGCTACTGTAGGTGGATTTGCATCAATAATGCCTGGTTCTGGTGGTGACGGTGACGGTGACGGTAGTAAAAATAATAAAGGAAATAATGGCGGCAGCGGTAATCAAGTTGATAGACCACCAGTTTATGGTGGAATGACTACGGCTCAAGCTGATGCTAGAAGAATAGCAATGCAATCTGACACTAAGCTAAAGATGCTATACGGAGATATATTTAAAGATCCTGGCGTGCCGGGTGGTAAAAGTGCTGTCAATTTTGCTGCACTTGATATATTATCTGAATCTAAGCCAAATGTTCCTGGTAGAGTAGGACCCGGTAATTTAGCATCGCAATTAGTAACAGAAAGTCTAAAGCCAAAAGGTAATATTAAAAAAAGCTTACTTTACTCTTTGATAGAGACTGAAAGTCCAAAAGTTAAGCCACCGACTGGTAAGTTGCCGACACTTGATGTAATAAGACAAACATTATTTCCTTCTGTGTATGGCGGAGGAGCAAAAGGTGCATTTAGTTCTGGCACAACGGCTGCAGCGAGATTTGGCAGAAATTTTGAACCTGATAATATAGCAGGAACAGCACCTAAAGCATCATCAATGAGATTTAATCCTCAGATGGGTAGAGGTTATACTCCTGATAATATAGCAGGAACAGCACCTAAAGCATCATCAATGAGATTTAATCCTCAGATGGGTAGAGGTTATACTCCTGGCAATGTCTCCGCAACTGCTCCTAGAGCATTATTCATGGGATATAATCCTGCTATGGGTAGAGGTTATACTCCTGATAATATTTATGATATGGGAAAACCTAATATCGTAGGTACTCCAAGAAGAACTTTATTTCCTAGTATATTTGGCGGTGGAGCAAACGGTGCGTTTGGCACTGGACCAACTGCAGGTTCAAGATTTGGTAGAGGTTATACTCCTGGTAATGTAGACTTTAGTGGAAGACCTGATATATTATCTGGTAGAATGGATGGTCCTGGTACCGCACAAAGAGCAATGTCGAAAGAGTATTATAAAGCAGGATTTGCAAAAGACGGCACTCAAATGTGGGGAGAAAAGGGAAAAAATTCTGATGGTTCAAGATATTCTAGATTTTTAGATAAAGCTAAAAGTATGGAAATAAATGCAGATTTAATGAATGCGAGAGTTAGTGGAAATAAAGCAGGCATATCGAAAAAATACGGTTCTAAAATTTTAAAGTTTGTTACTGCAGGCGCTGGAATGGTAGGAGCAGCGGTATCTGCACCGATTACCGCCGCAGCTTTAACTGCTACGGGAGTAGCTTTAACTGCATATGATGCTTATACGGGTGCAAGTGGCGCTTTATCTAATCTAGGACCTAACGCATCTACTGGAGAGAAAGCAAAAGCTGCAACAATAGGTGGCGGTGAAGGTATTCTTCGAGGCATTTTTGGTGGAATAGACTTTATGACTCACTATGCAGGCAAAGGGATAGACTATATTCCTGGTACAGGTAATATGGGACAAACTGTTAGTGATGCTGCAATTTTACTTGAAAATTATAATAAACTTTCAGTAGCGTTACACAGAAATAAAAAAATATATACTGATGATGAAATTAATGAGGCTGCTAGATCAGTTATCAAAACTAAGATACGTGCATCGGCAGCAGGATTTGAAAGTCAGTATATGTTAGAACAAGCTAATGAAAAAAATAGATTGTTGTTTAATTCAAATCGTATACCTCATCCTATGGGAGCTTCAGTAGAATATAATGAAGGCGGGACCAACATCGTCCAAAATAATAATAATTTTAGTGGTGATGGTGTTCCCGCCTCTGTTGATGCTAGTGATGTAGCAATAGAAGTTCGTTAGTCGTTTACTAGACTAGCGAAATAGTTCATTGTATCATCACCATCATCGGTAGAAGTGTCCGCACTCGGTGCCGGTGTCGCTGGCATAGATGGTGGCGCTACCTCTTCACCCAAAGATGCTTGCTGTTGCATAGTTGGTTGTACTGTAGTTCCTAGAACGGCATGCATTTTAGTTTCCAATTCAGCGTATGATTTATACTTTGATGGATCGGTAAACTCTTGTATGTTGTGAAGATTATTATAAATCTGTTCAAGTTTTTCATCATCTTCAGACAATGCCCGAACTGACGAAAATTCAGATTTATCATAGTTGCGATAGCCTTCAACGTCACGAATCTTCAGTTTGAAATCTGCGCCTTCCCAAAAATCGAATGGGTTCATCGGAGTTTCATCTGCAAATTCTGGTGTCATAGCATCCATGATTTTATCAAAGATTTTCTTACCATACTGATACATGAAAACTTTGCCTTCATTTTCTGGATTACCGGGATCAGATACTACCATGATATTCGAAACATGATGCAATCGACGTTTTTGCCGACGCGCTGTTTCTTTATCAGATTCAATACCTGAATTCCATAAAGTACTATTCAGTTTACCTACTGGATCGTCTTGTTCAATAGAAGTTAAAGACTTTTCGATATACCATTTACCAGTTGGACCTTTAAATGCGTGATCCCAATATTTTGCCCATGGCAGATCAGAACCTTCATTAGCTGGTAGAAAGCGAATAACAGCATAACCATTATTCTGTTTATCTACAGTGGGTTTCCACATGCGTTCATCAACATAAGACTTTGTTGAAGTTTGTGCCGATTGTGCGGCAGCGGTTAGTTTTTCAATCGTATTACGATTGCGTTTTAGGTTTGCAAAAGACATATTTTATTCTCCTATATGTGCTGAAATATTGCTGTATTATTTTTATAGTATTGCTGTATTATATCAGATTGTGTGTTGTGTGTCAATTATATTTATCACTTTCTTTGAAACATAATCGTTTCTTTACCAGTGTCTGGATTTACTGATGGAATTGCAACATGACCTTCGGGTACAGATTGTGTTCCTACATATTCCCAAGTTTTGCCTGTTGCAACGTTTGCGGGACCGGCGGCAAAAAACTTCTCATTATCATTCAGAAATAGCATTGTAATCATGATTAATTCAAACATTTATT